AAAGACTAACACATCCTATGTATGCAGACCTCCAAAGTGCTTATGCTGCTGGCGTAGGGTTTAACTCTAAGACCGCTTCTTGGCAAGCAACCCGTGTCACCTTTGGTGATGAGCTTCGTGAGTCTAGTGAAAAAGACCCAAACATCGAAGCAGTCGGTATCGGTGGTCAAATCTACGGCAAACGTGCCGATATGATTATTGTAGATGACGCCGTTACAATGTCTAACGCTAATGACTTTGAACGACAGATTAAGTGGTTGACTCAGGATGTACGATCCCGTCTGAACCCTACTGGTAAGTTAATTATTATTGGAACCCGCGTCGCTTCCGTTGACCTGTACCGCGAGCTTAGACAAGAAGACCGTTATCCGGGCGGTCTGGTTCCGTGGACCTATCTTGCTATGCCAGCGCTCCTTGAGCCAGATGAAGACCCCGACAAGTGGGTTACCTTGTGGCCTAAGTCAGATGCACCCTTTGATGGACAAGAAGTAAGCGAACAAGACGAGGACGGGTTATATCCCCGTTGGTCTGGTCGTAACTTGTACAACGAACGCCAAGCTATGGATACTAGTACCTGGGCTTTGATCTACCAGCAGCAGGACGTATCTGAAAACGCAGCTTTTGATCCGGTATGTGTACGTGGATCTATTGACGGTATGCGTAAGTCTGGCAGACTTGAGATGGGCCATCCCGGTCATCCAAAAGATTTGAACGGCTTTACCTATATCTGCGGTATGGACCCAGCAATTGTCGGCGATACCGCCGCTGTTTGCTACGCCATTGATCGTGCAACGTCTAAACGCTACATCGTAGACGTTATGAAAATTACGCGTCCCAGCCCCCAGCAGATCCGCGACATTATTATTAACTGGACTTCCCTTTACGGTCCGTCTGAGTGGATCATTGAGAAGAACGCTTTCCAGGCTTTCTTAACACAAGACGAAGGAATCCGTCAGCACCTAGCAACACGTGGTGTAATCCTTCGTGAGCACCATACCGGTTCCAATAAATGGGATACCGGTTTCGGTGTGGCATCTATGGCAACACTGTTTGGTACTAAGCAACCAGATGGCAAACACCATAGAGATAACTTAATCCATCTACCAAGTGACCAAACAGAAAATGTTAAGTCTCTGATTGAACAGTTAGTAACGTGGACGCCAACTACTAAAGGTAAGACCGATATGGTGATGGCGCTGTGGTTCTGTGAGATCAGAGCGCGTGAAATGCTCAACTATGGTCAGTACGCAACGCACCACTTAAAGAATCCTTTCTTATCCCGTGCTGAAATGGGGAAAAGAATTGTTGTTAACATCGATGAGATGTTGGCAGAAAAGCATAAGACATTCATCTAATAGGAGAACAACAATGGCAATAGACCCAAGCTACAAGGTAGAAGCTGTAGAAGAAGATTACATCGACCGTGGTGCTGTAAAGACACCTCAGATGAACCCAGAAGTAGATCGCAAGTATGCAGCTGGTAAAGCGCAAGCTCTTGCAACAGACAAGGTCGAATGGCCAACTAAGGTCGAAGGCTTAACTTACTAATTTAAGGATTACTAGTGCTAACAATCAAAGAGGTCACCGCTAAGGTATCTCGTTTACAGACCAAGTACGCAGCGCGTGATGGTCGTATGCGTGACGTCCTTTCAGTGCGTCAGGGAGACATCAGCAAGGTTTACCCTGCTATGTTCTCAGAGGAATATCCAAAGCCTCTCGTCGCAAATATCATCGACGTCTCTGCTCGTGATCTCGCTGAATCAATGGCACCACTTCCATCTTTTAATTGTACCGCTTCTAATATGGTATCTGACTCTGCTCGCAAAGCAGCAGATACTCGTACACGTATTGCAAACTACTATGTAGATCGCTCTGAATTAGGTACACAAATGTACGTAGGTGCAGATTGGTACAACACTTACGGTATGTTGATTGGTCGCGTTGAACTCGATTACGAGAACAACAACCCAATTATGAAGATGCTTAACCCATTTGGTGCATACCCAGAGATTGACCGCTTTGGTCGTTGCTTATCTCTGACACAAATTGTTGGTATGGATGCACAGACATTGGCATCTATGTACCCAGAGTTTTATGAAGAAATCGTAGGTAAGAACCAATACACACCAGGTTCTCCATATCTATCTTTAGTTCGTTACCACGACAAAGACCAAGATATGATCTACTTACCAGAGCGTAAGAATCTAGTTCTATCTAATACGCCAAACCCAATCGGTGAATGTATGGTTCGCGTTGCGATGCGCCCATCTATCGATGGTGAAGCACGCGGTCAATATGATGATGTGCTTGGTGTACAACTTGCTCGTGCACGCTTTGCAGTGCTACAGGTTCAAGCTGCTGAGAAGTCTATTCAAGCACCTATTGCTATTCCACAGGATGTACAAGAACTGGCCCTTGGACCAGATTCTATTATGCGTTCATCCCAGCCACAGAACATCCGTCGTGTTCCACTAGATCTACCACCTGGCATCTTTGCTGAATCCGGGGTTCTTGAACGTGAACTACGTACCGGTGCTCGCTACCCTGAGACTCGAGGCGGTAACACAGACGCTTCTATTGTTACAGGCCGTGGCGTACAAGCACTACAGGCTGGATTTGATACACAGATCAAGGCAGCACAAGCACAGTTTGCACATATGTTTGTTGAATTGATTGCACTGTGTTTTAAGACTGATGAAAAGATCTTCGGCAATCGCATCAAGGAAATCCGTGGCGTCGATGACGGCACTCCTTACACAATGAAATACATTCCTTCTAAGGCAATCAATGGTGATTACACTGTAGATGTTCGCTACGGAATTATGTCTGGTATGAATCCAAACAACGCAACAGTAGCTTTGTTACAAATGCGTAGCGATAAACTTATTTCACGCGACTATGTACGCCGTGAACTTCCTATTGAGATCAACGTAACTCAGGAAGAGCAAAAGGTTGACATTGAAGAGATGCGCGATGCTCTTCGTGCAGCTATTGGACAGACTGCTTTAGCAATCCCACAGATGATTGCACAAGGACAAGACCCTTCTAAGATCCTAGGATCATTTGCAGAAATGATTAAGGGACGTCAAAAGGGATTGACAATAGAAAATGTTGTGGAGAAGGCGTTTGCGCCAGAGCCACAGCCAGAGGCTGCAGCGATGCAACCTCAAGCCCCAGTAGCAGGTATGGCTCCCGCCTCTGCCTTGCAGCCAAGTATGGAACAACCTGGCGGTGCAGCCCCTGCTGCTGGCGGTCCACAAGGTGCACCTCAAGGTAAACCAGATATTGCATCATTGCTCGCATCAATCGGCGGCGCAGCATAACTTCTAGGGAGGTGAAATATGAATAAAGGAACACAAGCACCAGCACCTATGTCAAAGCCAGTTCACGGCGCAGCAGGAGCAGGAGCCAAGGTAACAGGCGGTGACGTCAAGATGCCTTTTGCTGGAGCAGCAAAGCCAGGCAAGATGGTAAAGAAGGGCAAGTAAATTATTAGTCAGGAGTACTGGGCGTGAATAACAATAATGAAGTGCCACGTCCAGTACGTCCTACTGATGCGTTAGTTATATTTACAGAGTTTATTTACAATATCTGTCAAGTGATTACAAACCTTGCAGAGTCTTTAATGGAATTATCAATTTACCACTCAAACCGCGAAACCAAAGTTAATAAGATTTGGGATGAGTTCGCACAAGATTTAGAAACTATTCAGGAGGATACAAATGGCGATTGAAGATCGCACTAACCCAATGCAGGGTGTATCAGGTCCTGGCGCATTTTCAAAGCGTACTGATCTTTCATATCAATCACAATCTTATGGTGATGCAACTGCATACAATGCAGATAAGTCAGGTGCGCCTCTTTCAACAGCACCTAAGTCACCAATGCTTTCACAGGCACCAACAGTCCCAACAGGTGGTGGGGCAGCAGCTCCAACAGGTGTTGGATTATTTGATCCATCACAACGCCCAGGAGAACCAGTAACACACGGTGTAGATATAGGACCAGGTGCTGGTTCCAATGTATTGTCAATGGCTAAGTCATCAGAAAAAATTTCAGATACTTTAGCAAAGATGCTTCCTTACGACACAACAGGTGAAATTGCTGTCTTGTATCAGGATGCCTTAGCGAAAGGTAACTGATGTCTGATAGCCTAAAAGCAGCAGCTTTCGCAGCAGGGTTATCGCCAGAAGATCAAAGAAAATTAGATGCTTTTAATAAGTCTCTTACAGTTCATAAAGAACTTTCTAATCTTCCATCTGGTGTAGCAAATGCTAAGTATAACCAGTTAACTCCTGAACAACAACAAAATTTACAAAAGAATTTTGGTAACGAAGATCCAGCAATTAAACCACAACGTGGTTGGTTGGGTACTGCTTGGCACTATACAGGCGGTCTTCTTGGCAATGCTATTGGTTATGCCGGTGGTCACGTTCTTGCTGGTCTTGGTAACGTATCAGATGTAATGACTCGTGCATATCGCACTGGTGCTATTGCAGCAGATCAAGGCGTAGACCTTTCAACAGCTTGGACTATTGCAAATGACAAAGGCGATAAAGTCTTTAGCCCTACA